GATAAGGCTGGGGCGGGCTAGTCCCGCCCCTTTTTTGCGTAAGGAGCAAAGACCATGAAGGCAGAGATAACCGCCCCGCAGGGCTTTCGAGCCGCGCCAGAAGGCCATACGGTCGTCCTGTTTGAGAAGGGCCAGATTGTAATCGGATGGCTTGCAGAAGAAGCTGTCATCACCGGGGCCGCACGCAAGATCGATGAAATTGCTGAGACGCTGGAACACAAGTCAGAGCCAGAGCCTCGCCGCCGTGGAAGACCTCGAAAGGTTCAGGAATGACGCTTCGCCCGTCCATCCCGCTCTATCAGCAACGCGGCTCGGTTATCGTCACGGCTCCCGCAAGCGAGCCTGTAACGGCTGCTGAACTGCGGACGCATCTGCGCGTGGATAGCACGGAGCTACCGGACGCGGAGGCCAACGCGCTGATTACTGAAAGCCGCCAGATGATCGAGGACGAGACGGGCCTTGCGTTCATCTCGCAGTCTTGGCGGCTCTCGCTGGATCGCTGGCCGGGAGGCCAAGAGGCGTGGTGGGATGGCGTTCGCCAGATGGCGATCAGCGAATTGTATGCGCCGAATTATATGACCAGCGTTCCGCTCCCTCGTTGGCCGCTGGCTTCGATCACCACTGTGACTGTCTTTGATGAGGACAGCAATTCGCAAGCCGTCACTGTTGCTGACACTTTCGACGTTGATACCTATCAGGTGCCGGGGCGGATCACGTTGAAGCGTGGCTCGACTTGGCCGATTGCTCTGCGTGCTAACAACGCAATTCAGATTATCTATATCGCGGGCTACGCTAACGCAGCCGCAGTCCCGGCGACACTAAAGAGGGCGCTCAAGCAGTTGGCGGCGTTCCTCTATACGAACCGTGGTGATGCTTGCGCCCCGGCTGACGCATTGATGAAGTCTGGCGCAGATCAGGTCTTGGCTATCTATCGCCCGATGAGGGTCTAATGACTTACCCGAGCGGCCTTGATGTATCGCGCGGCAATGTGCAGGGCGTTCGCGTTCTGCATCACTTTGGGCGCAACACAGCCATCGGCTCAACCTTCACGCCCGTGACGCGTTCAGGCTTCTATCGCACGCCGCAAGTCTCCGGGGCTACGGCTCTGCGCATCAAAGCGGGAGGCAACGCCAACGACACGGCGAACGGCAGCGGGGCGAGAGCGATTACGCTGGTCGGGCTGAACGCTGACGGCGAATTGATTTCGGAAGTGATCGCCACGGCAGGTGCGTCGGCCTCTGCGCCAACGGTGCAAACCTTTATTCGCCTGATGGATACATTCGTTTCAGCGTCCGGGACATACGCCACGCAAACAGCACCATCACACGTTGGCAACATTACCGTTGAGGCCGCTGCTGGGGGCGCTAACTGGGCGCTTATATCAGACGGGTCCTTCCCCCGCGCCGATAGCGAGATCGGGGCCTACACGGTTCCTAAAGGCCGCAGCGCGTATGTGCAGGCGATACGCCTTTCATCCAGCGCAGACAAGAAAGCCAACATCATCCTATTTAAAAGGAGCGGCATCCTTGAAACGGTGGCTCCGTATTCTGCAATGGTGCTTCTGGCAGAGTTCCCAGAGGTAAGCGGGACGGTTACGGTTGATTACGATCCCCCGCTTTCTTTCCCGCAGCTAACCGATTTCGGCTTCATGGCGTCGGTAGCAGCCTCAACGGTCGATGTGACGGTTAGCTTCGATGTGATAGAGTGCATCCCATGAAATGCTGCGACATCAATTCGGGGATGCTCAGGGAGCCTGTGACGTTCCAGCGTCAGACGCGCACATCCGATAGCGCAGGTGGGCAGACGCAGACATGGGCGACTGTCTCCGGCGCACCTACGCGGGCTTACGTTAAGGCGGCGAGCGGGAGCGAACGCTTTTCGCATGATCGTATTGAGGCAACCATTCGTCTCAAGTTGGTCACGCGATATAATTCTGGCTTGCTAGAAAGCGACCGAGTGCTGATCCGATCCAAGGCGCACAATATTCGCTTCATCAATAACGTTGAGTTTCGCAATCAATGGCTGGAAATCCTCGTTGATGGCGGGGTGGCGTCGTGACCACTATTAAAATGACCGTTCAGAATTCTGACTCTGTTATCAATGCTTTACGCGCATATGGCGTTAAGGCTGAAAATGAAATCGCTAAGGCTGTGGTAGCCACAGCTTTTCAAGTCAACGAAGATGTAAAAGAAGCCATTAAGAACCCACCAAAAACAGGCCATGTTTATTACAGGATACCCGGCGCAAACTATATGACCATTAGACAAGGCGCTATTGATGGTCCTGTAGTCGCTGTATTTAGGGCAAGCGGAAGGCAAAACCTTTCACTAACTCATCAGGCATCTGCTCCGGGCGAAGCGCCAGCAACAGATACTGGTGGTCTTGTGAGTTCGATTTATTTCAAACAAGAAACAAAACTGTCTGCGGAAATCGGGAGCCGCCTCCCATATGCTTATTGGCTTGAGTTTGGAACAAAAAAGATTAAGCCAAGGCCAAGCTGGAGGCCAGCAGTCGCAAAGAACACGCCTCTGTTTCAAAAACTTGTAGACGCAGCTATTAGGAGGGCCGCACAATGAAAGCCGCAGCGCTCCAGCAAGCAATATATAACCGTCTGAACGATAGCAGCATCACAAGCTTGCTCTCGTCTGCCTATTCGCCTCTTGTTCCAATCTTTTCCATCGGCAGCGTTCCGCAGTTCGCAGCTAGTGACAGCGAGACAGCAGTCCCTTCTCTGACTTTCGCTGCGGCATCAATTGCGCCGTTTGACGAGAAGGACAGAGTTGGAGGATCAGCCGTCATGCAGATTGACGTATGGTCGAGGACATTATCTGATCTGGCGGTAAATCAGATTGGCGATGCAATCGATGCACGACTTCGCAGGCAACCGCTTTCGATCAGTGGGGCTACGCACATCACCACTGAATTGATTTCGTCTCAGCTTATGGGTGACCCAGACGGAAAGACGAAGCATTTAGTGACGCAATACCGTGTCTTGTGGATCACAACGTAAAGCTGTATATTTTTGCATCTCACGAGGTAAGCAATGGCAGTCTCCGGCAGAAAACTAAGGATCAGTCGAGCCGGAACGGCTATTGTAGGCGCACGTACAGATAGCGTCACGATCAATAGTGAGCCGATTGACATTACCGATAAGGACGACGCTGGCTGGCGAACCATGCTGGCAGATGTTGGTATGCGCTCGCTGTCTTGTGAGGTCGAGGGCGTGCTTAAAAACGCCACCTTGCTTGGGATCAGCGTCGGCACTTCATCCGCTTTGCTAGAGGCTTGCACGGCTGAGATCGAAGACATTGCCACGTTCAGCGGCAACTTCTACCTGCAAAGCATTGCGCTCGGCGCAGAGCAAGCTGATACGGTGACATTCACTGCCACGCTGGAAAGCTCCGGGACTGTCACGGCCACCGTTGCGCCATACAACACCGTTCTCCCGGCAATCACTGGCACCCCGACTGTCGGCCAGACACTCACCACCACCAACGGAACATGGGCTGGTAACGCCACGATCACCTTCGCGCGCCAGTGGCAGCGGGGCAACGTGGCGGATCACAATAACCCCTCGTGGTCTAACATTACGTCTGCCACTAATCTCACTTACGTTTTACAAGCTGGGGATAGCGCAAAGCGTATCCGCTGCATCGTAACGGCCACCAATTCTGAAGGCTCCACGGTGGCACTGTCTAACATCGTCGGGCCTATCGCCTAAATCTGAAAGGATAATACAATGCCTGCTCTCTCCGGTCGTAAACTCCGCATCAAGAAGGGCGGCACTGCTGTTGCTGGCGCTCGCACCGATAGCCTCACCATCAACAACGAACCCATCGACATTACCGAGAAGGACGATGCTGGCTGGCGCAAGTATCTTGCGGACGTTGGCGTTCGTTCTATCGACGCTGAGGTCGAAGGCGTGCTTGAGGACAGCACCCTGATCGCCATTGCTGTTGGCGCTTCTGCAAACCTTCTCGCCGCCTACACGCTTGAGATCGACGGCATCGGTGACTTCGCTGGTAACTTCTATCTCGCCAGCTTTGCCATCACAGGCGAGCAGGCCGACACTGTGACGTTCACGGCATCGATTCAGTCGTCTGGAACGATTACGTTTACGGCGGACTAATCTACCTAAAGGAGCAAAAAGCATATGAGTATCTTCCGCGAGATTATCCTAGAGTGGGAAGGCAAGGAGTGCAGAGTGACGCCGTCAATGGCGTTACTTCGTTCGATTGAGATGGGCAATATCTCGTTTATGGATATTGCCCTTCGCACTTCGCAAGGCACCCCACCTTTTTCGCATTTGGCAACTATCATTGCCAAGCTGCTTCAATCAGCAAATGTAAGCGCCACAGAAGAAGACGTTTACGTAAAGCTAATGAGCGGAACCGAGAAAGAAATTAGTTCTCTTATGACTGGCGCAATGGTGGCATTCGCGCCTCAGATTGCGAACGATGACAAAAAGGGAAACAAACACGCCGACCGGACTCCGGCCAAAAAGTAGAGACGGGTTCATCCGGTCAACTTCAATGGGATCAAATGTATCTTCACGCAAGATCGTGGGGAATACAGCCATCAGAGTTTTGGTCGATGACCATGAACGAATGGTGGTGTGAGTACGATAGCAAGGCAGAAAATTCTCAAGGCAAATATGCTGGGAAACTGACCAAGCGAGATGTTGATGATCTAAAAGACTGGATGGAACAGAAGAATGGCCGCACCTGAAATGCAAGTTAAAGTCAGCGCGGACATTTCCGAATTAGAATCCGGGATGAAAGCCGCTGAACGAGCAACAGCGGCTTTCGTTGTTTCTATTGGCGTCGTCGCAACTGCAATAGGGGCAGCGGTTAAAAGCGTTGTGAATATGGCCGATGAGCTTGCATCGACCACGCAAAAAACTGGCATCGCAATCAAAGAACTTCAAGAACTGGCGTATGTCGGAAAGCTTTCCGGCTTATCTGCGAAGCAACTTGAAGGAGCGATGGAAAGTCTCAACAAAGGCATGTCCGACCTTTCTAAAGGCGGATCATCAGACGCAGCCCGTGCGTTAAAGGCCATCGGAGTTGAGGTAAAAAACTCAGATGGATCACTGCGAGATCAATCTTTAGTTTTGGCAGATGTAGCTAATAAGTTTGCTGGATATCGTGATGGTGTAGAAAAAAGTGAATTAGCCACTAAAATATTCAATGCTGCTGGCAAAGACATGATCCCGATGCTGAATAATGGCGGGGATGCTATAGCAGAATCACGAAAAGAGTTAATGCAGTTCGGCGCTCTTATGAGCGACCAATTGACTGCTGACTCTGGTCGCCTTACTGAAAACCTATCAAAGATTGGATCAGCATTCACTGGAATTGCTGTTCAAATCGCAGAACGTATCGTCCCCGCCTTAGCAAATGCTTCAGATGCTATTGTTAAATGGCTAAAAGAAAGCGGCATCGCTACTTCTGTCGGCAACGCGCTTGGTTATATGTTTCAAAACCTAGAAACAATTGTGACCATTTTTGGCGCTGCAATGCTTGTGGTTTTTGGCCCAGCGCTTATTGCATCAATTGCAGCGGCAACTGCAGCTATTGCTGGAGGACTGCTAGTAGCACTAAAAACCGTCGCCGCATTATTGTTAGCTAATCCGATTGGATTGGCTTTTGTTTCGATTGCTGCTGCTGCATATCTCATGGGAAACAACGTAACTGATGTTATTAAAGCAACAGTCAATTATATGATTGGTGCTTTTCTTGGCGCAGTCACAATTATTGGAGCCGCATTTTCAAATAT